GGATCAGAAGGAGTAAGCGAGTTTTCTAAAATGGTTTATGGAGTTACGGATAAAATGGAATCAGCCATTAGAAATTTAATGGAACCAGAATATTCTAGAAATACCAAACAGATTTATTATAGAGATAGTGAAGGAGACTTATATAAGAATAATTTTAGTTATGTAGATCCTTATGATGTTGTAAAAAAACCATTTAGAACTATTGCGTTAGCTTTTGCAGATGGTAAAAGAACACAAAAAGATAGAGATAAAATTTTATTCGATGGTATAATGGAGGCTTTAACTGATCTATCTACACCTTTTATTGAAGAAGCAATACTTTCTGAATCTATAGTAGATATTTATAACCACTATGCGAGAAACGGAGAAACAAAAGATGGTAGACAAATAAAAGGATGGAACAATGATCCAGATTCTTCTGAAGCTATGGGAGATAATATAGCTGCTTCACTTAAACATGCATTTGCATCCTTTTTACCTGGTTCTACTCCTCAAGTTGCAAGAGCTTGGCAATCTGTTGTAGATCCTAAACTTGAAACAGGTCAAGAATTAGAACCAGTAGTTGAGCTTTTTGCAAATGTTACAGGTATTAGATGGAATAAAATAACTGAGCAATATGTGGCTAAGTCTTTAGAAAGAAAAATTGGTACTTATAGTAGAACAATAACAGAAATAAATAAAGAAGCTATAGATAAGATGCAAGGTGGCTATAGAAATATGGCTGGTTATGAGCAAACTTATAATGAAAAAGATGTTGTAAATACTTATCTTGATCTATCTAAACGACATTATAAAGCAACTATGAATTTAAAACTAGCTCAAGAGTCAGCTATAGATTTATATGAAGATCTTATAGAAGTTGGAACTGGCAGCACAGGTAAACTTCCAGTAAATAATATTTTTCAAAAACAAGGACTAGATAAAGGAAAGATTCAGCAGAAAGAATATTCTAATCTTTCGTTAAATAGATATTCGCCTTTAGAAATAACTGAATCAACTTGGGATAAAATTTCATTAAAGAATGATTTTAAATGGATGACTTTAAATGAGTTAAAAGCTGTAATATCAAGTTATCAAAGAGGGTTTGCAGCTTTACCTTTATTAGATTTAGAAAGATCTGCATATCGTGATAATGCTAAAAAGTTACTAGAAAAAAGAGCAGATGAAATATTTGAAGAACGTGGTCTAATAGAAAGAAATCAAAAATTTGAAGGTGGTGCAGTATCAAAAGACTTTCCAGTTTCTAATGCAATTCAAAATCCATCAAAAAGAATTGATCCTAATACAGCAATGCCTTATGATGAACCTTTAGCAAGATTCGGATTTAAAGGTGGTGGTTTGATGAATGGAGTAAGTGATCCTTTATCTCGTTTAGGTTTTAAAGGTGGTGGTTTGATGCTATCTGTTGGAGTTTCTCCTGTATCAGAAGAACAAATAAGTAAGTTTAAAAAAGTTTTAAAGAAACGAGAAGCCAAACGAGAAGGTGGTAGAATTGGATTTCAAGAAGGTACATCAACGATGGAAGAAATTGTAGTAACAGGTCGAATGCCAAGCCTTCAAAGAAGACTTAAAGAAAGAGCCCCAAGATACGGTCAAGGACCTGCTGCGGATCGTTATGCTATGTTTGGTCCTAATTATAAACCAATGCATCCTACAGAATTTGCAAAATGGGCTAAAGAAAATGTGCCTATAACTTTAGGACAAATGGAAGAGTGGGGAAAACAAGGTTATTCTTATGATGATATAATGAGTGCTATGGAAGAAATACCACTTGGAAATCAAAAAGCATGGGAGGAATTTGTAAAAACTTCAGTTTTAGATGAAGCTACAGGTCAAAGATACTCACAAGAAGAGTGGAAAAAGATGCAAAGAATTGGTAGTAAGGAAAGGAAGTTAGCAAAAAAAATAATAAAGGCAACGAAAAAAGGAAAAGGAGCAGAAAAAAGAGATAAAGAATTTAAAGGTGGTAAAACAAGAGAGCAATATGCTTTGGGAGATAAAATAAGAAAAAGAATAGCTGAAAGAAGAGCTAGAAAAAAACAAGAAAAAGTTCCAATCGAAGAAATAGAAGTTACAGCTAAAAAAAGACCTGTAATAGAAGACAAAAAAGAAGCCGAAGAAGCATTAGCAAAAGTTGTAGAAAGTTTTGAATGGGAAAAGGATGTTGATAATTATATTCAAGGAGATGCAGATAGAAGATTAGCTAGAGCAATAGTTATGGCTGAAAGTAAAGGAGATCCTTCATTAGTAAGTAAACAAGGAGCAGTAGGTTTGATGCAGATTATGCCTGATACTGCTAGCCAACCTGGTTATGGAGTAACACCATTTGACGGAGATGACTTACATAACCAAAAGAAAAATATAGCGTTTGGTTGGGATTATTTTACTGCGATGAGGAAGACATTTGGAGATGACCAAACTGCACATATTGCTTATAACTGGGGTCCAGGAAATACTCAAGTTTGGCTTGATGCAGGAGGAAATTTAGAAAATATACCAGACGAAACAAAAGACTATTTAGAAGAAATAAAGAAGTATAATAAATAAAAAACTTGACAAACCTTAAATCTGTTCCTATAATAAACTATGTTATTGTATACAGAAGAACAACTTACCGAAGCCTACAACATCTATAGATTAAAACAAATTAAATTAGATTTAGGCTTTATGACTTTAGAAAATTTTAGAAGTCTATTTGAACAACTAGCTGAAGAGGTTATATATAAAGATGATGGGAATATTACAAGCTATCAGTAAGCTTGCTTCGACTTATCTTAAAGGAAAGATAAAGAAGTCTGAAGCTAAAGCAGAGAATGCTGCAAGTTGGGATGAGATTGCGCAAGGCAATAGTTCTACCTCATGGAAGGATGAGTATCTAACATTACTAATATCCATTCCTTTGATAATGTGTTTTATTCCTAGTTTAGTGCCGTATGTAAGAGAAGGCTTTGCGGTTTTAGACACGATGCCTACATGGTATCAGTATACATTTTCTGTTATAGTTGCAGCTTCTTTCGGTGTTCGTGGTGCAATAGGTTTAATGAATAAAGCGAAAAAGTAGTTGTGTTACTAACTGAAGCATATTTAAGAGAGCTTCAAAAGATTCACCAAGAAGATGAAGACTGGGGAACTGGTCCAAGAGGAAACATTATATACATATGTAATTTTTTATATGTTAATAATGTTACAAGACTTTTAGACTATGGCTGTGGTAAAGGAGAAAACTTACGTTGGTTTCTTCCAATTGAGGTTTCTAATTATGATCCAGCAATGTTTGAATGGTCTGATGATCCTGAACCAGAAGATTATCTTTTATGTACAGATGTTTTAGAACATATAGAACCTGAATGCATAGAAGATGTAATAGAACATTTAGTTTCTAAATTTAATAAGAAAGCTTTACTTTGTATTTCATTACAAAAGTCGAAGAAGTTTTTATCAGATGGAAGAAACGCACACTTACTTGTTAAACCTGACATATGGTGGACAACCTTACTAAAAAAATATTGTAACATAGAGAAAGCTGATTCAGTTAAGACAGACATGTGCTACGATTTATTAATAACTTTAAACAAATAGGAAAAACATTATGGAAGACATAGCAATTTATGCACCTTATATCGCTATATTTATAGCGGTATTAATTATTTTTAAATTAAGAAAAGACAATCGTGATAGACCAGATACTTCTGACTATCCTAAGAAACCTGGTGGTGGCGGAGGTAAAAAATGACTACTGTTATATTAACAATAGTAGTTCTTGCTCTATTAGCTGGTTGGTATTTTGTTCCGATGCTGTTGAGAGATACAGCCGATTGGTGCAGAAGAACAGTAGTTAAGGCGATAGCTTACTTTAAACAATAAAGTCCTCCAGAAGGCTTGTATGAGCTTCTAAGAGGCATTGGTGAGATCTATCTATGAATAGGTCTTAAATTCTTGCTTATAATAAGGAGAAAAAAATGATAAGAAGAAGAAACGCAAATCTAGCTCGTCATGGGCTAGTGGATTTTGGAGATCCTATATTTTCCTCGCTGTTCTTAGGGTTCGATGAACACTTTGAAAGAATAGCACAAATGGCAGCAGGTTCCAAAGTGTTGCCAAACTATCCTCCATATAATGTAATACGAGACGGAGATAAATATACTATCGAAGTTGCGTTAGCTGGTATAGATAAGAAAGATCTTGAGATAGAAGTACAAGAAAATACTTTAAGAATATCTTATGAGTCTTCTAAGAAAGAAGAACCAGAAATAAGTGTACACAAAGGGATAGCACAACGCTCTTTTAAAAGGGAGTTTAGTTTAGCTGAAGACGTTGAAGTAATAGATGCAGTCTTAAAGAATGGTCTATTGGAAATTTCTTTAGAAAGAATTATACCTGACGAAAAGAAACCCAAACAAATTAAAATTGGATAGTGGCACGAATACATATAGATGACGAAGAACTCGGAACATTAGTAAGTGACTTTAAAAGATACCGAATGATGTTCCGTATGCTATTTGGATATTTAATATTCGATATGCTTTTACACTTTGATGTATTCGTCTAACGCTTAGAAACTTTAGGTCTAGCAGTATAAATATCTTCTTCTGTTAAATCTGAAAGTTTTATCCATTTAATAACACCTAACTCTTCTAAACTTAAAGCAAAGTCTCTTTCTTTAAATGCATTGTGAGGATGTTGGTTGATTAAAGCCTTTGGCTTATGCCAACTCGTAGGCTTTGCTCCTCCTATCTTATAGTCATATGTCTTAGCAAAGAAATCAAAGCCTATAAGAGTTAAACTTTTCCAATCATTAGCTACTCTCGTAAAATACTGAAGAGTTATGAAGCCTGCTGATGGTCGTAGCTCATACTTATCACCATCAATATATCCACATTCTTTATACAGTTCAAGTAGTTCCTTGTCTGAAAACATTTCCATATATTCAAAGTCAGGTAGTCTATTCTTTGGTAATTCTTTATCTATATATATTCTATTGCGATTAAATAATTTAAAAGCTTTAGGAAAAAACTTTGCATATTTCTGACGTAACAATCCTGTTACCCAAATGTCTGTTCGTTTTCCAATCGCCTTTACCATGTCTGGTTGAGGTACTCCTCTTCCAAATCTTACTATCACATCATAAGATTCAATAATATCTCCGTATTCATGTTCTAGAATTTCAACGGAGTTACCCACTAAGATAACATTCTTTCCGCTTATTTCTTTATAGATTGGATTTATCATATTGCACCTGTTGATAGTTGGCTCTGTGTTGAATAGTAATATCAGGTATTTCCATGTGAGATTCTATTAGCCAATTAATAGTCTTTAAAACATCCTGGTAAGATACACTAGGTAATGTTTTGTGTGCCATCAAACCTAGATTTAATGTAGTAACACGACAAAGCTTATCTGAATTATATACTGTATTGTTTGTGTAATGATTCAATGCCGCTTTTTCTGCTGCATACATAAAACCTTTAGAGATGTTAGGTTGTGCTGCTCTTGAAGATATATTTATTATATATTTATCTTTATTATGTTTCCATACTTTAAAGAATCTTTCAAATAGTTTTATTTGTTGAGAGCCTAGATGCTCACAGTTTATAAATATGTCTGCATTAGTAGCATCATCTAATTCAAGATAATACAAGTGAGTTCCAGATCGTATACCTTTTAAATTAGTTGCACCATAATAATCACTAAGATACTTGGCTAATCCATATGTGCCTGTTATTATTACTTTATGTTTTGTATAAGGTTGAATGATTGTTCTCCGAATAGTGTTCCGTTTACGCTACATTTATTACAAGGTGATTTACTTCTATCTCCCTTTGCTAATCTAGCTCTTATCTTTTTCATAGGCTTACTGAACCATACATCATGTAATGACTGTTGCATTAGGTTACCTATGACATGCTCTCTTCCCCAATCGTTGCTGCAAAACAACACATCACCATTCCAATCTACAAACATTTTATAGAAAGGATAGAAACAAGGCTTTCCCTTCAACGATTCTACATTACTATCATCAATACCCAGCCAGTCTATAGTGCCACTACGATTATTTAAGAATAGTCCATAGTCTTCTTCATTGTAGTGCGCTCTGTATTTATATTTTTCTTTTGGAAACGACTGCATTACATGATCGAAATATTGTATCTGATGCATACCATCATATAAATTAATATAGAGTAGATCTAATCCATTATCAAATAACTTCTCTGCGTATTCTGCTGTAAGTCTATCACCATTAGTATTACATTCAAGTGTAGCATAGGGAAGATATAATTTAAAATGAAAGATAATTCTATGAAATAAGGGATTAAGAAAGTTCTCACCAAAACCACTAAAAGAAA